GAAGTCAGGGTGCTTCAGGTCAGCACCTCTGACCCAATAACCTTCTTCACGAAGGCGTTTGACCATATGACTGCCGATAAACCCACCGGCACCAAGGACAAGAGCTCTCTTAGTGTAATTCATACTGGGTGGTGGAAAAGATTCTCTTTAATATACTGGGTAACGACCCCATCTATGTAGTCTAGCATAGGTTCAGTAATAACTGGACTGGAACCTAGGAAAAACACATCATCTAGGACTCTAGATGCGTTGGGATAGTTTCTATAATCTTCTAGTCCTCTATAAGCAGGGTGCATCAGCACATTACCTGCGAAATAGTTCCTAGTTTGGATGTTATGTTCCTCTAAATATTTTACAAGGTGGTGTTTACCGTACTCGTAGACGATAGGAACACCAAACCAACTTGTTTCTGCATGTTCTTTCTCCTCAATAACCCTCGCACCAGGGATCTTAGAGAAGATCTCATGAAGACGAGCTTTGTTGCGACGACGGATAGCATGTATCTCGTCTTGCTTCTCCAACTGTACGAGACCAATAGACCCTTGCAGGTCAGCAGGTTTGAGGTTGTATCCTTGAACGCCAAAGACATACTTATGATCGACATCCTTGTCGTACCCTTCCAACCAGCGATCAAATCTGTTACCACAGACACCGTTGGTCAGTTTATTCTGGGCTCCTACACAGAAGCAACCACGACCCCACCAGGCGTAAGATCTAGCGATCTGAACAATCTCCTCAACGTTAGAGGAAACCATTCCGCCTTCGATCGTGCTGATATGATGCGCTGGGTAGAACGAACAAGACGCTGCGATGGCGTGTTTGGTAAGGAACTCACCTCGCCACTTGCTACCCAGGGAATCACAGTTGTCCGCGATGTAGTGAATGTTGTAAGCGCGAATAATCTTGATAAACTCATCAAAGTCATAGGGATTACCAAGGACAGGAGAAGAAAAACACGCCCTAGTCTTGGTGGTAATCTTGGACTTGATCTCATCTAGATTCCAGTTCAGATCATCGTAGTTTACATCTACGAATACAGGTTTCAGACCGTTCTGAATGATGGGATTGATCGTGGTAGGGAATCCACAAGCACAAACGATGATCTCATCACCATCTTCCCACTGGAAATACTTCTTCAGGGCAGCAATCATCACCAGGTTGGCAGATGATCCGCTGTTCACCATCACACTGTGCCCAAACTCAAATCGCTTTGAGAAGGCACGCTCAAATTTATTCACCTCTTCACCAGCAGGCAACCACTTACCGTTTAGAAGGTTAGTGATTGCTGCTGTTACTTCTTTGTCATCCCAATACGGACCTGAGTAATAGATAGGTTTACCAGGTTCCCAATCCTTATTGGCAAGGTATGGGAATAGATTTTCACCTTCTGCCCGCAGGTTGTCAATAAACCCCGATACCTTTTCGCTTATAGACATAAGTCTTTGACAATAAATTCGTTCGTAATGTGTTGCTCAAATCCAAGAGACTTAAGTTTAGTAGTGTCCAACCAGAAGTCACGACACTGAACATCTTTGTGAAACTGAGGAGGATCCATGCTCGTGATCTTTCCTCTTGACTTTATGTAGTGGTCGGCAAGACTGATAATCTCAGACACTGTGGTCGGTTTACCAGACCCAATGTTGTAGATCTCATTTAACTCACCCTTCTCCATAACAGTCCAGATGGCACGACATACGTCGTCAACGTGCATTATATCACGACTGTGTGATCCATTGTCGTAGAGTTGGATGTCACGACCTGCTTTGAGTTCGTTGATCATCCAGCACAGTGCGTTCTTCTGACGAGTAGCATTGTGATCGTGTCCCATCACATTACACAGGCGAAGAATACGATACTTCATGCCTGTCAGGTCAGCAAAAGACTTGATTAGATCCTCAGCACACCTCTTGGTAATGGAATAGAACCCTGTAGGATTACATGGACTGTCTTCCTTGGCAGGCATGTATCCACCCTGACCATATACAAACCAGGAGGACACAAAGTTAAACACAATGTCCTGTGATCGACAGTAATCTAGAACTTCACACAGAACCTTTAGGTTAGTATCTACGTCACGGGTGATGTCATCCTTGACGTGATAGTTGTGGGTGGTAGAGATAAAATAAAGGATCTCTTTTGACCTAGGGTTGCGTTCATCGCGTCCCTGAATCTCAACGTAGGGTTCATACATCTTGGCAAACTTGCCACCGACGAACCCTGCCCCATAAAGTGAAATCATCGCGAAAGATACCAAGCAATAGTTCGATCAAGTCCTTCCTCAAATTCCATGGTAGGTTCCCATCCAGTACGTTGCTTAAGTTTATCGAAACTCATACCGTACCGCAAGTCCTGACCAGGACGCTCATCAGACACACCAATCAGATCGAATGGTTTGCCCATAGATTCTAGGATTCTTTTGGTAACTGTGCGATTGGATAGTTCACAGTCACCGCCGATATTAAATCTATCGTTGAGGATGCCTTGCTCTTCCAGCATCCAGATGGCACGACAGTGGTCTTCTACCCACAACCAGTCTCTGATCTGATGACCACCACCATACATGTAAGTAACTTCATTCTTGATTGCTCTAAAGATAACCTTTGGAATAAGTTTCTCTACGTGCTGGTGATATCCATAGTTGTTACTACAGTTAGTAATAAGATATGGAAGTCCGTAAGTGTTGTGCCACGCTGCCACAAACTGATCAGATGCTGCTTTACTAGCACTGTAAGGATTCCTAGGATCATAAAGAGTCTCTTCAGTAAAGAGATCCTCAGAATCTAACTCTAGTGATCCGAATACTTCGTCAGTGGAGACGTGATGAAACTTCTCAACATCAACTGCCAGACTAGCATTGAGAAGATTGATTGTTCCAACAACATTCGACTCTAGGAAAGGTCTGTAGTTCTTGATAGAGTTATCTACATGACTTTCAGCAGCAAAGTGAAAGATTTTCTTCGGTTTGTATTTGCTGAATACATGATTTACATGTTTCTCGTTCGTGATATCACACCATAGAAACTCGAATTGCGGATCCTCAGGTACATACCGAAGATCCGCAGCGTAAGTTAGGTTGTCCACGACGAGAACTTTTTCATCGGTGACCTTCTTCAGGTAGTGAAGAAAGTTGCTACCGATAAATCCTGCTCCGCCAGTAACTAATAACATTAGTCTGTATAATACTCCTTCATAGAAATTCTACCATAATCATCTTCGAGACGCACGATGTCGTCTTCATTACAGTGAGTTCCGTACTGGACTTCATAAAAAAGAATCCCCCGATCGCCTGCCGTCATACGATGACGCGACTCCTGAGGGATACGAAAGTGCTTACCAGGAAAAACTTCCTCGGTGTATTCATTCAACTGTACAGTACCAGAACCCTCGACAATAATCCAGTGTTCCATCCTGTGACTATGATATTGGAGCGAAAATCTTTGGTTGGGGGCAACGTAGATCTTCTTCAACTTGTAGGTTTTGTCAGGAGACTCCATGGTCTCATACCAACCCCAAGGTCTATCACGGTGAACACACGAGCTAGTTTTAAGCATGGTAAGTAAGGGTTTTTAGGCTCGCCACTTGCTCTTTGACTGGAAGCAAGAAACCAGGCGGGAGATATCCCATCCGCACCACCTTGTTTTAGGAACAAGGAAACCCGAGGGGTCAATGACCCATCCCGACCAGGGCGATTTTTATGTCTTCCCGAGACTTACGTTAGGACCCCACTGTCCATCAAATCATACTCTAGATTATCTAACACAAGGTTATAATCTTTCTCTGCGTTATCGTAGAAATATACGTTACGAGATTTGTAATACTTGAATACTTTCTCATACAAATTTGGATGCTCTTCATCGAGATAAACAGATCCTTCGACAGCAGCAGCAAGAACGCTGATTTCTGTCTTGAACTTGGAAAAGAATGGGCTTTTAGCCATTTGACTGTGGGAATACTCCTATTGTAATGTTTGCCCGTGTGGGCAATCGGGGTGACAGGATTCGAACCTGCGGCCTCACGCTCCCAAAGCGCGTGCTCTACCAAGCTGAGCTACACCCCGCAGACTAACGAACTTCGTATGACAAACGACGCACCTTACGAGCACGTCGCTTCTCTTGCCAAGCGCGATCTTCACTTGTCAGTCTAACAGGTTTGTCTATTGTTGTCAAATCTTCTTCTGTGACAACTACAAGTGACAGATCTACCGCAGAGATTTTATCTGTCGAAATCGTAGTCATGTTGCTGCAACCACATGACTTTACTTTTGTACTTGCTGTCAGTTCCACCCCGCAATTCTTGCAGAATACCTTTAATCTCTTTGAGTTCATTCTTCAATTCATCTAGTTCTTCATGTAGATCCTGATGATGGAAGCGAAAGGGCTTCTGGATCATCTTCTTCAACTTGGATGCTTTCATCAACCGGTTCGGTTTGAGATATTTATGATGCTTGCTGACGGGATCGAACCGCCGACCGCCTCGGTGTAAACGAGATGCTCTACCGCTGAGCTAAGCAAGCGAGACACTACACTTATCCGTATGCTATGTGGGCGATGCACCCAGTATACTGACAGTTTGTAGTGGAGTAATTAGAAAGTAACCAACTTTCCATCACAGTGTGGTTAGCACCGTCGCGGGCGGACTCATCCCCCGTCGAACTCCTCCGCCTGGGCTTGAACCAGGGACATTCTGATTAACAGTCAGACGCTCTGCCAACTGAGCTACAGAGGATTATAGTGGGAGAGACCCAATGTCGGTAAGAGGACTTGAACCTCCACTCCACAAGGGAACTGGTACCTAAAACCAGCGCGTCTACCAATTCCGCCACACCGACAGGATTGGATCTCTCTACACTTCCTTCACACGGACTTGTACATTATATACTAATCTGGTGAGAAAGTCAAGCCCCCGATCTGATTTGAACAGACGACCTGAGCTTTACAAAAGCCCTGCTCTACCACTGAGCTACAAGGGCATTACGGGTTATTTATCGCGTAAGTACTCGACTGTTTTAGCGACATCATTCATCGCATCAGCAAGCACTTTGCGTTGCCCGGACTCCTGAACTGATGAATCAGTATCGTCAGATAAAGTCCAACGCCACTGACCCATGTCTTTACAAAACCAAAGCTGAATTCTCATTCGCCAAATATTTGAATTGATCTCCTAGCATAAGGAGCACTATTTGATATGGTTGAGACCGAGTGTAATTGATTTTCTGTATTGATTACAAGCATACCTTTCTTAGGGCATAGGCAATGGAGTCCATCGTCTTCCCATAAGAACAAACCACCCCATTCCTTTTCCCAATCATTGAGATATAACGTAGCACCGAAACGATATGTATAGTCGTTATGCCAGTTGATACCAGATAGTTTTGTCCAGTAATGATAATACCAATGTATCTTTTTACATTGTGGAAACAAATCTCTTAATTTGCTTCTAACTAACAAACTACATTTGGGATCAAGATCGGCACTAAAACAAGAACCTACGATGCCGTCATAGAGAGAATCATGCCAAACTAGATTAGAGCTCCAAGCCCTCTTGTCTAATTTGGCGTCAATGTCTTCATTACAAAGGTTCAGTAGATCATCTGGCAATGCGTTCTCTACTAGTATCATCGAATGATATGCTTAGCATCGTTGTCAAAGATTTCCAGACCCTTGTCAGTCAGGATATGATCATACATTTGATCAAACACTTTGGGCGGCATCGTTACGACGCTAGCGCCATTATACCACGAGCGAACAGCACGTTGTACGCTACGGATAGAAGCAGCAAGAACCTGAGTCGGGCAACCGTGGATTCGGTATAGGTCGGCGATTGAACGAACAACTTCCAGACCAGCAACAGATTGATCGTCGAGACGACCGACAAAAGGAGATACATACTTTGCTCCGGCATTTGCTGCTAGAACTGCCTGTGCCGCACAAAAGATCAACGTCACGTTGACATTGATGCCTTCGTTAGATAGTTCACGGCAGGCAGTAAGTCCTTCTCGTGTAAGAGGAACCTTTACTGTAGTACACTGACCGAACTTATCATAAAGACGCTTGCCCTCACTGATCATCGTGTCAGCGTCTCCCATAACTTCCATGGAGAGATCTGGTACACCTAGATCTTTGAGTTGTTGATATACATCTTCTGGGTTCTTACCACTCTTTCTGATAAGAGATGGGTTTGTTGTGATACCATCGATCAGTCCTGTAGACCAATACTTCTCAATAGTATCTGTATCTGCGCTGTCTAGAAAAATTCTCATCGTAAATGATTATGATGACGATCCGACTTGGATTTGAACCAAGGACCGACTGCTTAGAAGGCAGTTGCTCTATCCGCTGAGCTATCGGACCATGGATACATTATATAGCATCCTTGCTGAGGCGTCAAGACCTATATAATGTACAACCTACTGTAAGAACTGATGAGAAAACTTCTTGTCGCAATGCTATTTCTTGCAGCAGCGCCCGCACATGCCGACCTCACTCATAAATTGTCATCGTCGGTACAGTTGAACGTCAATTCTGCTGCTACACAAGCAACGAGAATTGGAAATACCTACAGTATTAGTGGTAATAATGTGAATACCACAGACGGTACGACTGCTGGAACTATCTCAACAGGTGCTATCACAAGTGGCATCTACGCCCCTGGTGCTATTTCCGCAACACAAAAAACTGCTGGAGAAGCATTCTCCTTTAGTGCTTCATTTACTCAAGGTGATGTAATACAAACTTCTGCTCCTACTGTAGGACAGGTTAGTGCCTTCGGTTCACAGATTTCTAATGCTGGTGGTACCACAGGCGATCTAGCAGGTACTATTACCTCTAACGGTCAAATGACAATAACCGCTGGTGGAAGTGGTACAAGTGCTACCGGTCAATTCGTAAGCGAAATCACCACGATGAAGTGAGTCTAAACAATGACCCATTTTGGAAGGACGATTTGGTGTACTGCGATAAGTGTGGCAGCAGTAGTTCTTACTGCTGCTGTCTCAAAAGCAGTCCCAGTAGTCCCGAACTTCACCCAGGGCTCGATGTCGAGCCACACAGAGACGACATCGACAGTGACTGAGACCATCAATTCGATGGACTACAGTACTGGGTATCAATATTCTGCTACTGGAACTGGTGTTACAGCATCAGGTAATCTGTCACCAGGAACAGGATCGACTAATGTAACTATTGATGGAGTGACATCATCATGGACAGGTGTGACAAGCAAACCCCAATTCACACAGACAACTCCCGGAGGAGCGTTCCAGTTCACAGAAACGTACTCGGGACCCGGTTTACAAACACATACGATAATCCAAAGAGAAACGACAATAACCAGCGTAACGGACACCACAAGTATCTTCCAGCAGTAATCCTATGTCTACTCAACATTGCGACTGTCCCTGCCACACTGGCGGAGTCTGTAGGGGGTGTAAGTGCGACAGCAAGTCCTGTCGCTAATAGCTCAGGCTCAGTGACCAATCAGGCGATCCAGGTATTACAAGGCCCATATATCACTAACACTTATGGGGGCGGAATCCAGTGTCAAGGTGAGACTGTAAACTTCACACCATTCATTACTGGATCTGCCTCAGCACAAAAACCCTTTGAGGGTTACTATGATGATCCAGTATATGATATGCGTGACCTCGATGAGGACGGCTCTTTAGATAATCCGGGAGATATTTTATATTACATGCCGACCAGGACTGGACAGAAAGATAACTACAATCTATCAGTAGGCATCAGCGCCACCTGGAGCGTCCCTAAGGACAAGAAACTACAAGAACTGTGTAAGGACGCAGCGACGACTCAGATCGCCTTACAGAGGCAACTGACTGCCAATAAGCGGTTGGATTTTGAGATCGCTAGACTTAAAAATTGTGGAGAATTATTAAAACAAGGAATTCGCTTTGCTCCGGGCACACGATATGCTACCATATGTGCCGACGTGCAGGTAAAAGGTGTGAACTTTATGGTTAAACATAAGCATCCTATTCCTTCCCCTTCAGTTTCCGAATCGCGTGGGAACGGATCCGCTGCTGATCTCGGCGCTCCTTTAACGACTCGATAACAGTTTTCTTTCCAAGTTTTTCTTTAACCTTTGCCATCACTTTTTTGATGGTAGGTTTGATTACCTTGAGAAGAATGTCTGCCAAAGGTTTGGCAAGCAGTGCCGACGTGGTTGCTACAACAGCAATGGTTGCTGTAGTGGTTACTTCCGGGGCAGAAGGTAGATACTTTTCAATAAAAGGTGTAGGTTTTTCTGACGGTTCTTCTGTCGTCGCGGTGTTAATCGGTACGACTTTTGATGTATCAGGTACTTGTGGAGTTTCAGGGGTCTCAGGCGCTGGTACTTTAGGTACTGGTGCTGTCTGTTCTATGACCATGTTCTCCGGTTCGTACTGAATCGGATCGAACGAAGGAGTATTAGCGTCACAATATACTCTTACACCATCAGGATCATCGTCCATGATAGTTTGAGAACCTTCCTCATGTGCTTCGACACATCCAGGAATGTTGATGATCGGCACACCCAAAACTTCGGTGACGGGTGCTACCGGTGGAATTGCTATGGGAGGACTACTCGTCAACCACGTCGGAATGTCCGGTATGTCCAGACTCTTCGTGTCTATGTTGATCGGGGGGATTTCTATCGTCATAAGTCAATACCCACTTCACAGTGTAACCAACCCCGATTAGGAGTATGATCAAAGATATGATCACACTCCATGTAGGATCATTCGGATTTTCCAGTGGTCTTAGTATGAGATTCATGTTTAGCGAATGGTTCCCAATGTTCCCATCCATATTTGTGGACTGCCCACATTCCTAGGATAGGGACGAACACTAGGCACCAGCTTAGAATCCCTACCGTATAGGGGTTATTTAGTACCCACGCTGCTATCCTTCCCGCTGTGTGCATCTTTCTCTAGTTCCCGATACTTTTCTAGATACTTTTCGGATTCAGTTTCGGTGATCAAAGTCATCCCTGACTGTTCGAACTCTTCAGTTTTTTCTACTTTAGACATTACTTTAGTACCTTGTGAGCAGTTCCATCACCATCATACTTGTCAGTATCATAATAATCATTATCTCCTTTGATAAAACCAAAGCAGATAGTAGCAACGACAAAGGGGATTGCTCCCCAGATGTAAACGTTAGCGAGTGTCATCTTACGTCGTGTCCTCCGAACATTGCTCGCATTCCGTTAAGGATTTTGTTTGCGTATCGTCCGAGTTTTCTAGACCCAAAACGTTCGAAGAGAGCAGTAGCAATAACAGGGGTTGGAACACCGAGATCCACAGCAGCGTGAACAGTCCAACGACCTTCACCAGAGTCTGATACTCCTCCATCGAATTTGCTAAGCTCAGAATCGCTGCGTAGTACATCAGCTGTAAGGTCAAGTAACCAAGACCCAACGACGCTACCGCGACGCCAAAGCTCAGCCACTTCAGCACAGTTAATATCATACTGATAATCCCTCGGATCCTCCATCGGAGCAACCTCAGCATCGCCTTCAGCAACGTATGCTGACCCAGCATTAGCTTCATGCAGGATATTAAAGCCTTCGGCGTAGGCTTGCATGATTCCATATTCGACTCCGTTGTGAACCATCTTCACAAAATGACCTGCCCCTGCTGGTCCACAATGTAACCACCCGAACTCGGGAGATGTGAGATAACTTTTTGGGTCAGTTCTTGGGGCAGCACCAACTCCTGGGGCAAGGGCACGGAAGATAGGTGAACAAACGGATACTGCATGATCTGTTCCACCAACCATAAGACAATATCCACGCTCCAGACCGTAAACACCACCACTAGTACCACAGTCAAGATATTGGATCCCCAACTTAGACAACCGTTCCGCCCTGCGTCTACTGTCTTTAAAATTGGAATTGCCATGATCAATAATAATATCACCTTCACCACAACTGAGTAGAAGTTCATTGATCGTGTCCTCGACGTTTTCTGCTGGTACAACCATCATGAATACACCAGGACCCTTCGACTTCACCTCTTGACATAGAAGTTCGATCGATGTGGTGACACCGGAGACATAACCTTTCTCAAATGCCTCTTCTGCTTTGGCATAGTTTCTGCGGTAACCCCAGACCTCAATGCCTTCTTTCATCATACGGCGAGACATACCCTCGCCCATGCGACCCAGACCAATAAGACCTACTTTCATGTTGGAAACTCCCAATGTGTTACTCTGTCTAAAATGTGATAAGGACCCCAACTACCTGACTGGTAGACATAAGGAGTTGTTCTGATAGGACACTTGTGTCCGGTACATAGAAGATCGTCAACAATCCTCCACGACTCTAGGACTTCCTCAGCATGGACAAAGTGTGATTGGTCTTTGTCAATGGCGTCCTTGAGGAGTTTTACGTATCCACCACCGGCAGAATTTGATTCGTATGTGTGAGAAAGTGTTGCTTTCTGTACACGATCTGATATGCCAGGTTGTTTGATGTCAATAGACATCGCTAGATAAGGACTTGGTTGTATTCTAAACCGAATCTTATCAGGACTATCATGCCCTTCGAACATCTGAAGGGGTGGTTGTCTCAATTTTACCACGACCTCAGTACATCTGACTGGTAATTTTTTACCAGTTAGGAAGTAGAAAGGAACACCACGCCAACGCCAGTTGTTGACCTCTAGTTGACCACAAGCAAACGTTGCGGTACCAGAACCATCAGTGACATCCTCGTGGGATCTGTAGTCAGCATACTGACCAAGAACACAACGGTCGGTGAGACTGGTAGCAGCAAGAACTTTTACTTTCTCGCGGCGGATTTCCTTGGCATCAGCACGACAAGGTGGTTCCATGGCAATCAGTGCCAGGATCTGCATGATGTGGTTCTGTACCATGTCACGGACAGCACCAGCAGTCTCGTAATACTGTGCTCTACCTTCACATCCAAGGGTCTCAGAAGCGAAGATCTGAACCTCTTCTATGTAATTCCGGTTCCATAGGGGTTCCAGAAGTGAATTACTAAAGCGAGTGGCAAGAATGTTATTAACAGTATCTTTACCAAGATAATGGTCAATGCGATATACTTGTTTTTCGCGTAGATGTTCAGCAACCACTCGCTGTAGAGTATCAGCAGAACGAAGATCGGTCCCAAAAGGCTTTTCAATAACCACTCTGGATCTTTCTGCGTCATCTAGCATCCCCGTAGATTTTAGATTGACAATGGCATCACCATATCTTTCTGGCGGAACTGACAGAAAGTAAGTTGTGTCGTCGTCTTGAGTGTTTAATCTTTTTAGAGTCTCTGGGTTAGACAGATCACAACTAACGTAGTCAAGTCTATGGGTAAAGTCCTCAGGGTATTCCCCAAGATGCTGTAACCAACTTTCTCTGCCATGATTGGTTCTCGATGCTCCGATAATTTCGAATGTGTCAGACAGGAGATCCTGTTTATGGAGTTCATGTAATGCTGGTATAAGCTTTCGCTTACATAAATCCCCGGTTGCCCCGAAGATTACAAGTTTTTCTGTCATATCTTATCGATAGCAATCCTTAGTTCGTTAGCATGAGCAATCTCGTCGTTTAAAACTTCCAAGATTTCCTCATCCTCGGGGTGATGTGCCATGTATTTGGCGTAAGTTTCTGCTGCGTGTAGTTCTACCTCCCAAGACAGATGGTAAGCAAGGCGAGGAGCCACCCAGTAATAAACCACATTGACCCAATAATAGACAAGTACGAGATGTCTGGCAAAAGCGCGATCAACCCAACGAGTATTACCGCCCCTGCTTTCCATAAGTTCCAAATGTTCTGTTTCATTGACGCTCTGTTCGAAATGTTGTCTCATTAAGTACAGGTGGTCGGGTCCACGTAGACCCATTGACTCACGCAAATGAAGTACACTTAGGAACGCAAAATATGGTGCCCGAGCAATCTCCTCAAGCACCCAGAATCTTTGAATGTCTTTGCCTTTGTATAAGAAGTCAATGATACCAACTGTCAAATTGAGTGTTAGTTCATTGAATTTTTTCATAAACCGTCTCCTATAAAGACATCTGGTTCTTCGTCATCATCGTGGGAGTCATCTAGGATGCCATCGTACATGCGAAGTTGTTTGATTCTTTCTCGAAGAGATTTTAGTAACTCTCTTTGACAATCATCACTCGACATGTACCGTACCGATCATGCCCGCACCTTTGTGTGGTCCACACCAGTAAGTATAGTCACCTGGCTCAGGAAATGCAACATCGAACTCCTCACCAGGCATCATTGCTAGGGGTTCGTGACTTAACTCGGCGTGATCCTCCACGATAACGTTGTGTGGAGGGAGCATATTATTGATGAAATGAACTGACTCTCCAGCAGAAATGGTGACCTCGGATGGTTCGAAGACTAGGTTCCCACCAGAACCCATCTGAACGTCTACCGCCCAGGCTGGAAGCGCCAAGAACAATGAAGCGAACAGCGTAATCAACAGCTTCATGTTTCTTTATTTGTAACTATCTTATCTAGTAGAGAAGGATTCTCTTTAGTGTACCTCTCAAGCAGTTTTGTGTGACTATGACAACATTGTGACCAATTGCGACGAAGATTCTTCTCTAATGCCGCAGCATGTCTGGATTCATGGCGAACTTTCCATGCCTCATACCAGGCATACCACAGTTTTTTACAATCTTCAGATTTCTGGTTCGCAGCCTTCAATAGATCTTGCGAGGTCTCCTCCGACTTCACTACCTTTATCTGCTGCAAAGAGTGTGACGAATCCCCCGACTACGGGACCGACTATTGGAATACCAGTGAACCATGGTGCTGCTGCCGCTCCGAGACTAGCGCCTACAAGTCTTCCTTGGGATGCTCCTCCACCTTCCGCCTTGATACACTCTACGGTCTCGGCACTCAACTTTTTTTCTTCTCCACCCCCGGCGGTCACACCGCGTTCGATCATAGTTCGTACATCGCTTCTACCACCGATCCCGAAGAATCCATTACGAATTTGTGCGTCCTTCGTTGTTATCATGGTCTTAGGATCATTGGATGAGTATGTAATCTCATACCCATCCCTACCAGCTCTTACACTGTATGATGTATACTCACCGACTGGTAGGTCTATACTAGGTAACTGACCGTTCTTAACGAGCAGTCCGATTGTTCCAATATGTGCCACACCTACTAACGTCCCTAGACTAAGTGCGAACCATTTCATTGTTTTAGATGGTAGGTTTTACAGGAGGTTCCCCGTCATCTGTTTTGATAACAAGGGGTGCTTGTTCGATACGAATGGTTTGAGCAGGGGCAGTTTTTGCTGCTGCCTCAATAAGACGTTCCATGTCTGCTTTAGTAATAGAAGCAGCAGGAGCACCTCCATTAGCACCATTCTTCTTCGCTGTCTGGACCCCGAACGAAGCTAAAACCCCAGTAAACACGGAGGCTATGAAAGTTGGATCGAGCTTTTGTTCAGGAATACCTAGAGCAGGTGGTAGTTTGATATACGCTAGGGTTAGGATACCACCGCTCCATACTAGAATACCGAGACGAACAAATGTGCTAAGAATAGCAAACTGTTCTTCTCGGTCATCTACACCTTCTTTAAGTTTTTTAAAAAATCCCTTCTTTTCGTCAGGTTTCTTATCCATGCCCTAGCATACAAGCTAAGGCTATTTAGAGATGTAACCTTCGTCCTCAAGGAACTGACGGGTCAAGGGTGTGGGTTCATAGATCTCCCACATAGCACCAGTAGCACAAGCAGCAAGAGCTTCCTGTGTCATACCAGCGGTCTTGCCTGCCCAAGTTGCTTCTGCCTCCCAGGGCACAGCGTGCTCTGGATAGGTTCTCTCTACGATCTCACGCCACAGTCCTGGCACCTCATCTTCAGGTTTAATGATGGCGATAAGACTATTCTTGATAGTGCCTGCCATACAATCCTGGGCGGCGTGCCAACCTTCGTGACGGGTAACACTCATCAACACACCAGGACGGTGCATGAATGCTCTATTGAGATAGAAGTGGTTGCTCACAGTGTGGTAAACACCGCGATGTCCGATAGGAAAATACTTGCTATCTGCTAGATGAACGTGTACACCGATCTGCTCAAAGGCAAGCATGATCTGGTTAAACTCTTCAGCAACAAAATCCCAATCGCTATCAGGATAAGCGGCACGAAGGTCACCAGATGAATAGATCCTATCTACACCGTCAGTACACTCCTTAAGGAGCATACATCCCATCGCGTGGTTTGTGTAGTGATCTTCTGGATCGATGCTGGGCAGTGCGAAACCGCCCACACCGTCAAAAGGGGCAGGAACAGCACCTCCGGTTGTCTTAGGTAGGGATCCACCCATCAATCCGGGCAGGGCATCGGTGACACCAGCGGTGGCAGCTTCTACAATCTGCTGTTTGATGTTCTCTTTGATGGCATCTTGGTTTACATAAACGTATCCGGCGGTGCCTGTGACGGCAGCACCCATACCAAAACCTAGAACTGCCAATACATTAATCAGTTTCTGCATTTGACAAAGCGTAAGAACGCTCAAGTGTGAATTTGAGATACTCTTGGAAATAATCCTCGATATTCTCTGTTGTTTTGTTGCCTTGACTTACCCAATGATGACAGAACTCGTAGACAATTCTACAATGATCGTTTAAATGATGGGACAGTGCCTTGAAGACTGCTGCTCTGAGGAACATACGTTCCTCTGAGTAACGCCAATCATCCATGTCTTTGGGATCTAATAAAGTTTTCCGCGTCCAGGACAACCAGGGGTTTCTTTCCATTTTTCTTCATGATGAGAATTGGTTCGTAGTCCCCGGAGTTAGCACATGCCTGGTCATAAGCATCCCAGACATTCAGCTTCTCCTGGTTCTTACATTCTACCGAAAAAGGGAACTTTTGTCTAGCGTCTCGTGCCATGATGAGGTCTTCACCACCAGCACCCATGGACCTAGACTCGATATCTTCTGGATGGACGTTCCTGTGTTCAATAAGTTTGTCACGAACCCATTGTTGTAAACGTCTACCCTTTGCTTTGGCAGACTGTGGACGCATTACAGTTTATCTTTTACCTTATGTATAACCTTTTCTGCTATCTGTTTATGACCTAGAACAGAAGGGTGTCCATCATTAGGTATTCTATCAAATCTTGCCTTATTAAAATTAACATCATAATCAATGTGATTGTAATCACTAAGAGTACTCATCAAAAAGGGTTTACCGATGAGTTTTAGATATGATACGATAGAATTATAAGCGATAAGTTCTTTCGTCATCCCGTACTTGTGCGAGTATATATTTTCTTGATAATAATTTAACCAATCGTTGTACTCAGAACCAAAGTGCTTCTCATAGTCCTTCATTCGACCAGCTCTTTTAAAGTCTTTGATCAAACTATGCCGGAACCACCTATTGAACTTGTCACTCCAAAATTCTCTTCTAACCGGATAGGTTAGTTGTATGAAAATATAATCACAATCCTTCACTAGATCAAAATTTTCAACAAAAAGGTGCCTCAGAACTCTATCGTTCGGGGCACCTCTGGAGGATACATTTATTTCTTCGGCACCAAAATGGTCCGAGACTAATTTAGACCAACGAACTTGCGTGGGATCAATACCACATTTACTTCGTAATCCACCACCATAAGTGAAAGAGTCACCATCAAAATAAAATTTCATTCGATTCCTTTGATCCTTTTCCACCTCATATACATTGCATGCATGTGCCAGGAGGCTGCCAAACTTGTGACACCCTCCCGCAATCTACGGATGTCTCTAGGATCATCCGTATACTTCTCATATTCCTTTCTCCAATCTTGCTTGAAGATCATAGTTGGAACCCTGCGAATGTATCCTTCTTCACGTCTTGTTTGATACCCCCAATGAGATAAGACTCAACCTCAGTCTCCTGAGGAGCGACCTGAAGACCCTTCGACGAAATCCAATGTTCCGTCCAGGGGAGTGGGTTATTCTTTGCGGCAATGTCATAGATCGGTTTAAGTCCGATGGACTTCATGCGACGGTTGGCGATCCACTCAACGTACTGACAGAGCAGTTTATCGTTGAGACCAATCATGCTACCGTCCTTAAACAGGTACTCTGCCCATTCTTTCTCTTCATCAACTGCTTTCTTAAACATGTTGACGATGTTCTCACGTTCCTCTTCTGCGATCTGTAGCATATCTGGATCATCACCAGCGTGCCACTTGTTCATAATGTTCTGGGTGAGACCGAGATGCTGATTCTCGTCGCGGGCAATAAGGGAAATGATCTTCGCCGACCCTTCCATTGCTTTGAGTTCACCGAAAGCAAAAGAGCAAGCAAAAGACACGTAGAAACGAATGCCTTCCAGGATGTTGACATTAGCGACTGCTCTATAGAGTTTACGCTTTAGTTCATACAAATCATTTTGACCAGCAGGGACGCCTTCTAGGGCGTGTTCCCACATAGGACCAGACCCGAACACCTGAGCAGCGTTGATGAAGTCATCATACGCCTCAGTTACCGACTTAGCACGGTCAAGAATACGCTTATCATCCAGAATAGTATCAAATACCTCACTAGGATCTGAATAAACATTCTTGATAATGTACGTATAAGAACGTGAGTGGATCTGTTCCATAAATTCCCATACGCCCATCGCTCCTTCGAGTTCTGGTAGGGAACAATATGGTTTAAACGCCATGCCAGGACCACGACCTTGCACGGAGTCTAGAAGAATCTGATACTTCAGGTTAGAAGTGTAGATGTGCTTCTGTTCTGGACGGAGCATCTGATAATCTGCTCTGTCTTTCTGCAAGGAGACCTCCTCAGGTCTCCAGAAATATGATAGTTGCTGTTGTGTGAGTTTCTCAAAGATAGGATACTTGTAAGAATCATACCTTTGGATACCCAAAGGGGCACCAAAGAACATGTGTTGCTTTTTAGTATCGACTTTACTGTCGTTAAAGACAGTCATTCCTTTGATTTCTGTCTTCACGTCTTGGGGTGCGCTAATTCTAAAGTTAGATTTTGCAGGACTCACAGTCTTCTTCATCTGCATTTGATAGATCAGTCAGTAGTGATTGGAGGTCAGGTTGCGGAGTTACTTCGTCCGACTTGTTATCGTATGTGTTCTGATAGTAAGAAGTCTTCCACCCATATTTGTAGGTTGTAAGAAGATCCTGTGCCATGACGGACACCGGTACTTCATTATCGGGGTAGTGTTCTGGGTTGTATGACCAGTTGCCAGAGATCGCCTGGTCAAAGAACTTCTGCATCACAGAGACAACATTAATATAACCACTATTGTCAGGCATATCCCACAGAAGAGTGTAGTTATTCTTGAGCGAAGAATACTGCGGAACAATCTGCTTAAGCGGTCCTTTCTTTGATTTTTTGACTGATAGGTAGTCTCTAGGTGGTTCGATACCGTTGGTTGCGTTACTGACGACTGAGCTGCTTTCTGACGGCATTTGTGCCGAGAGCGTGGAGTGTCGTAGTCCGTGTTCCTTAATAGATACCCGTAAAGAATCCCAATCATGTTGGAGCTCGTTTTTAGAAATCTCGTCTACATTTAATTTATAATGATCGATAGGTAACAGTCCCTGAGCGTATTTTGTTCTGTCAAAATAGCTACATGCTCCCTTCTCTTGAGCAATTTTGTTGGATGCCTTCAGCAAGAAATACTGGAAGGATTCAGCAAGACCGTGTACGGCGTCCCACGCCTCCTGTGACCCGTAGTTGAACCCGAGTTTGGCAAGATAGTGTGCGAGACCGATAAAACCCACTCCAAGCGATCTACGTGCCTTTGTACCGATCTCTGCTGCCTTGACCGGATACTCCTGGTAATCAATCAGTTCGTCTAGAGCACGTACAGACAGTTCACACAAGTTCTCCAAGTCATCATCAGAGCGGATCTTACCCACGTTGACAGCAGACAGGATACACAGGGCAATCTCACCCTCAGTATCGTCGATGTGGTTCAGTGGTTTGGTAGGCAGAGTGATCTCCTGACACAGGTTGCTCATCTCAACCTTGTCGGTGAAGGATGAGTGACTGTTACAGTGATCAATGTTCATGATATAAACACGACCAGTCTCAGCACGTTCCTTCAGCAGGTTCAGGAATAGTTCTTGTGCCCCGATAGTCTTGCGCGGAATCGATCCATCAGATTCATAACCGATATAGAGATCATCAAACGATTCAGTGCCAAAAGCATCATAAAGACCTGGCACATCGTGAGGGCTGAAGAGACTGACTTCTTCATTCTTGATGAAACGCTCGTAGAAGAGTTTAGAAATTTGGATGCTGTAGTCCAGTTTTCGGACACGGTTATCTTCTGTCCCTTTATTGTTCTTAAGTACAAGGATGTCCTCTATTTCTTGGTGCCAGATAGGAAAGTGAACTGTAGCAGAACCACCTCGGATGCCGTTCTGTGTGCAGCATCGGACAGTTGCTTCAAACTTTTTAAGGAAGGGGACCACGCCTGTGTGTTGTACCTCTCCGCCTCGGATTTTAGAGTTGATGCCACGGATTCTGCCCGCGTTAATACCGATACCAGCCCTCTGTGCGACGTATTTGCCAATAGCCATATCGCTGCTAAAGATGCTATCGAGGGAGTCATCAACATCAACGAGAACACAAGATGCAAATTGACGAATGGGTGTTCTGACCCCTCCCATGATTGGCGTTGGGATGTTGATCTTGTGCTTTGAGATGGCATTGTAGTACCTGCGTACAAAGTCTAGGCGATTCTCTTTAGGATACTCTGCGAAAATCGTGGCAGAGATCATCATATACATGAACTGGGGCAGTTCATATACTTCACCAGTGCTTCGGTCCTGTACCAGGTATTTGTCTACTACTTGTCGTAGACCAGCATATGTAAACAGGAAGTCACGATCGTGGTCAATCCATTGACCAATAGTATCTAGTTCTTCGCGAGTGTACTTCTGTAGGATTTCTGCGTCGTATACTCCAGCATCCACACATTTAGTAACATGCTCGTAGAAACATGGTGTGTCGTGCATGACACCATACAAACTCTTACGAATAGAGAAGAGTAGTAGACGGGCAGCAACAAACTGATAGTTGGGTGAGTCCAGATCGATAAGATCTGAAGCAGCACGAATAAGGATCTCCTGGATCTCTGCGGTGCTGATGCCGTCAAAGAACTGGATACCAGACTTCATCTCGACTTGACTGGCAGACACGCCTGCTAGACCTTCACAGGCAGCGTCCACCATCTTATGCATCTTGTTTAGGTCAAGTGCTTCGACTGTACCGTTTCGCTTTTGAACTGTAATGCTGCTGGTCATTCTTCTTCCAAAGATTAAATTTAAGTTCTGCTTGTAAACCTTTATAGGTGTTTGATTCTACTATGTCCTGAACATTATGTCCAGCAAGAATCATATCGTTGATGTCTTTTTGTTTTACTGAATCGGGCCAGATAACGATCTTATCGCCTCTTTTAATACACTTGGAAATTCGCTCGGTGATTTCATTATTTCGGGGTTCATTGTCATATATCCAACAAATATCGCGAATCCCAAGATCACTAGAGCGCAGATCAGCTCCGCACATAGCGACTGAGTTTCGTATGAAAGTACTATCGAACGGTCCTTCCGTAATGTAGACAACCTCCTCTTTATCGATTGTATCCAGTCCATAAATCTTAGGATGGTCTTCGTCAAGCATGACGGTGAGATATTTAGGAGTAACCCATGGGTCTAGACTTCTCCCCTGAAACCCAATGAGTTTCTTATCTTCGTCATAAAATGGGATGATGATCCTTGCGTGGTCGTTCTTAGTATCTGGATAAGTTTCTTTGATGGAGTTACAATACTCCTTGAACTTTCCAGCGTAGTAAAAATGTTCTGGATTTAATTTTCTCTTCTTCAGATAGTCGCTTGCTCTATCGTTAGAAGATGCTTTTGGAAGTTTGACTGATACCTTAAAGACCGGTTTCTTAAATTCGAATTTAGGTTCTGGTGTTACGGAACCACGACCTGTCAGACCTTCTTTATATCGCTCCATGACATACTGGTCATAGAGTCCTTTGTCTAAGTCCTTCAGAAAATAAGTAAACGACTTCGAAGCACCACAGTTGTGGCACTTGAAGTTATAGTCAGTCTTCTGTCGGTAAAGATACCCTCGTTTCTTAGTTCTATTCTTCTTTGAGTCCCCGCAATAAGGACATCTAAAGTTATAGAGGTGATCTTTTACCCGTGAGAACTTTTCTAGTCTTGCTGATATCAATCCAATGTACTTGGAATCGATGTAGATCATCTACGTTGTTCTACTGAAGGCGGTGCCTCCATTCTATAATTAATTTCACTCGGTGTCAACCACCCAGATGCGAGAGATACCAGGACGGAACACACAAACCCAGTTGCCGAAGCAATACCAACCACCGTCCACTTGAACTTTTTTAGATCGTCTACCCGCTGATCGATCTCGTGTATTTGATCTGCCAGATCTACGTTCTCTGCTTCCAGACTCGTCTTGACTTCTTTGATCATCTCGACCAGAAGAGTCTCAGTCTTACTGTGTTGTTCCAGTCGTTCGTTATGAACAGCGAGCATCTGTGTCACGCTGGCGACTGCTTCCTGCATTACCTGGATAGCAGTATCAACCTTTTCAAATAATCTTTGTTGATCTTCGGTTCTCTGTTCTAGTACGGCGACTCTACTTCTTGTGTCCCCTAACATTTTTCAATGCCTTACGATAGAATGGATTTAATTTTCTACCATATCTCTTACGCAAATCCATTGCGGGATCATAACCAGCAACCGGACCTTCACGATCCGATTTACCACTGAATCCTGGTTTGGCAGCAGTTGCTCCACCACCAGCAAGGGTAGTCATTTCTCTAACAATATTTATGATGCGATCAATATCCATCAGATTGTTTTTAGGATAGCGAGACACTTTTCGTCAGTCTCTATATCGTCCAGACCTGACTTTGGGTACTCTGGAATACGATTAAGAAATAACAAGAACGTTTTAATCAGACACCAGTATTCTTTCTCAATCTTGTAAAACATCAAAGGCACAGTTGCCTCGCCAAAGACATTAAAACAGATGATAAAGTGATTCAGGATGAGATGTGCTTTCAACTCATCCGTCATCACATACTTCTTAAAAAGACGTTTGATGTATTTGAACCTTTTCAGGTCCTCCTCAAAGTCTTCGATCGTGACTGCTTGTGGATTTTCGTAATATTTAATAGCAAAGAGGAGATGATTCTCCTCGTTCAATTCATCAAATCTCATTTACATCACGCTTCTACAGTAATTGTGCCAGCAGCGGTTCCGATAGCAGCACTGTTGGTGATCGTGGAGTTGGTGCTGGTTCCAGCATCCTTGACGGTACCACTGTTGAGTGCCATGGCATCGCTACCGATCGATAGAACGTCACCAGCATCGGTTGCGCCAGCACCACCAGCGATGGTTAGCGAGAATACCAGTTCGTTGGTGCCTGTGCCCGAGGCGTAGGACAACGTGTGGTTGGAGTTGGTGTCGTTTACAACGGTAAGTTGTGGTGTACCGGTAACATCAACTGCTTCGTTGAATCTTACTCGTACCTGTAGCGTACCGCCTTCCGACTTGTCGAATGCTGTTGTGATGAATTCGATCTCGGTGATGTCAGCAGAACCAAGTTTGACTGCTAGACCACTGACTGCTACGAGCAACTCTGGGTCAGCGTTGACATTACCATTGCCGCTCAAAGGAGACCCTGCTTCACGGACCCAACCACTAGCGTTAGCGAAGACTTCTTTCTTCTCAGCAGCGGTTAGATTCTTAGGCTTGGACTCGTCCGAATCTGAAATACCCCAGAGTGCCATGTTTTCTACTACGAGTTGTTTCTGTAAGAATATTTATAAAAATGCCACGACATAAGCCGTGGCAATGTTATCAAGATTCGCGTTCTGCGATTGCGTTCTTAACGACCTCTAGTAGTTGGTCGTCCATGTCAGTCTTAGTCAGCTTCACAGCTTTCTCTAGAATGACAATACAAATCTCGATTAGTTTTTCGCCTAGTGCTTCATTCTCAGGAATGTTAGCGACGGCATCGCGGACAATCTTGCCCGCCATAGGAAGTAGGAATGCTAGCATGACTATAAAAGGTGGTTTGGTACCACCTTATATATCACTTGTCCTTCTTCTTTTTGGTATCGATGAGGGCACCTTTACCATGTTTCTTAGTAATCTCTGCTCGGACGATATCCATAGCAGACTTACCCTTACCGTGCTTCTTCTCCATTTCTTTCTGCAAGGCAGTCTTACCTGTACCAAACTTATTAGTGTTGTTTTTGGCAGGTCTCTTATAGTCAGTATTGCCGTCTACACCACCACGTTCTTGGCGTTCGTCTTTACGACGATCTGACTCTTCCTCTGCAACAAACTCTTCTTTTTTCACACAGTTGTTATAGGTCTTACCAAACATCTTTTTGGTGCCTTTTTTCTCATATCCCTTCCAACACTTCTGACCCTTTTCATTCAGTTGAATGAGACCTGCAGCTTCAAGAGCCATGACCTGTGAGGGAGAGAATTCAAACTCTTCTTTCTTAGTCTTGTTACCCCAGTTCGCAGCACCAACCTTACGACACTTGACCAATGCACCAGATGCATACGCAGAAGGCCATACAGAATAACGAGACTTGACCTTGTGATAACAAGCGTCTTTGGTTCCGCTACCCTTTCCTTTTCTGTCTTTGGCTTCAGTCATTGATTCGATGTCATAGGTTTCACTACAGACGCATGGATTTTGTCCACAACGAGGACAGACAGTTTCTTTCATGGGTTCTGGTTTGATGATGTCTTGAATAGTTGCAAATGTTTCACCATATGCATCGACTAGTTCTACGTTCTCTTTTCTTGTCTTTCTGTCAGTCTTGACATTGGTGGGTTTTGATGCACCTGTCTTTTTCTGTTGACCAGGATCTTCTCTTCTCTTTGCAGCAGCTGCAGCAAGTCTTTCCTTTTTGGACATACTCGCTCTTTTTGCAGAAGAGACACACTTGGGAATACCTTCACCAGGTTTGTCACTTGCACAGGAATCACCTGTCACAACATTGACCCAACCCCTCTTACCATCTTTTGATTTGGATTTACCA